TAAGTCCTTACTTAAATTATCATGGAGCGGAGCCTGTCTCGAACAGGCCCTCGGGCTGGTACAGAAAGTTCTAGCTAAAGAGAAGACGGGTCTTTTGTCTTCCCCTGTTGAAATCCTTTACAAGAGATTTAAACAGGTCAGTGCCTTTGAGGCGCTGATAGCTACCGAGTCCCCCTCACCGTATGAGGGGTTGTGCACGTCACTCCCGGAAAATGTCCGCAAGGGGGTGGCGTGCGCGCTGTCCTTCTCTGAAGAGAGCTATGGCTCACTGGAGAAGGTGTGGGAAGGTCTGGCGAATAAAATTCCGCAGCTAGACCTGGGTCGACTTCCGTCGGCAGCATTACAAGAGTTCCGCCTACGAGTGTTCCTTTACTCGTTATTCGGCTGGGCGACATCTTGGCTTAAGTGGCACTTCGCCTCCCTAGCAGGGAGACTTATGTGTGACTCGGACCTCTACGAGAAAGTAGCGGTCCCCCCTTTCGTACCAGAGAGGGAGAAAGCCGGGATGTTCCTAAGCGGAAGCGGATACAATTGTCTTCGTGAGCTCTTTAAGCTCAAGGGGGAGGAGAGGAGAGTGATCGCATGGTCACTTCTTCAATCCAAGTGCGTGTTCCCAAGGCCTACAGATCAGCAAGTTGCTGAGTCTGTTTATAAGACCTGGGATTCACTCACTTCCCCCCGCCCCGTTCGCGGGGTCGAAGTTGCTGGTTGGCAGGAGTCCGTAGATAGGACGGTCAGGGATATTTTCGGCCAAGGCACAAGCTCACGCAAGTGCTTTGGAGAACTCCGACGGTATGGCAAATTGCCAAGCCGATCGGCCGGTTACGGAAAATCTCGGGCCAAAGGGGGTAACTTCAAAGCCCTCCAACACCTAGCGGTTGAGGCCGCCGAGGAAGCCAAGCTAAACGCCAAAGGCGAGCTTGACGAGGTCCGTACGCTTGATGCGCACGAGATCTTCCTCAGAAAGGTGATGGATGCGGCTTCGGCTGAAACCTTCAATGTCCGCATGGTTGGTCTGAAGGAGGCATTTAAGGTGCGAACGATTAGTAGTGGGCCAAGCGCCAGCTACTATCTTCTGCAAACCTTATGGGCCGATGTGTGGGGAATTCTTGCATCCCACCCTCGGTTCAGCCTCATTAAGGGGGGTGACCTCACGGAATTACTTTCGTGGGGGCTACATAGTTTTGCTTCAAGCCTGTTTCCAGGCGAGGCACAATTATGGGTCTCTGGTGATTACCAGGCTGCGACCGACAATTTGAACCCTGAGGTATCCGAATACATCATTGGTCAAGTTGCGGCAGCCCTGGGGTGGTCACCTGAGGAAACCCTGCTCGCAAAAGCCGGTTTGACTGGTCACGTTATGCATCCTTCTAAGGACGCAATTGCGTGGTCCAAGATCATTGGCGAATCTTGCGAGCCCAAGCGGCAGACTTGGGGGCAGCTCATGGGCTCACCAATCTCCTTCCCGGTGCTCTGCATCGCAAACGCTGTTAGCGTGCGTATTGCATTTGAGCAACAACTGGGTCGGAAGGTGAGTCTTTTGAAGCTACCGTTCCTGGTGAATGGCGATGATCTAGCGATGCTGGCCCCCCGCCCTGTCATAGACAGGTGGGAGGTGGCCTCCGCTGGATTTGGTCTAGCCAAGTCCGTGGGCAAAAATTACCTTGCCCGGGACTGGATTGTGATCAATTCCGCTCTTTACACCGTCCGCCAGTACCCCGTTCCGGGTCGACCACCGCTCTTGGAGCCGGTGCTCGATGTCCCCTGGAGGGTACTCTACGCCGCCCAATCGCGATCTGCGGTTGGGCGGGACTGGGACTCTGTCGATGGAACGACGGAGCCGTGGGAGGCTAGTATGGACCTCACTGAATGTGCGTTTTACGCACGTCAGTGTTTCCCTGCCGAGTCCTGGCCTTGGGTTGAGAAAGCTATGATACGCTCGCGATTCGCGGCGTTAAGCTCTCGTTACCCTAGAGGAGAGTGGTCCCTGCCCCGATGGGCGGGTGGACCTGGCCTCAATGGCTTTGGACCCTTCGAACGGCGCGACACCTTAGTGATGTCTGCGGCCGTTGAGGTGGCAAAGGATCCGATACGCTACCGTAGTCTGACAAGACTTGCGGCGGCGCTTCGGGGTGCTCCATCCAGTCCCTTTCTCGAGGAGGTTAAGCGCTTGTCGCGATTAGAACCACTTCGAAAATTGGGATTGAAAACAGAAAGGCTTATGCAGCCTCTGTCCTCTCGACGCGTCATTCCGCAGACCTTTGAATCTGGCTTCCGCTCAATTATTGAGTGGCAAGCTTTCTTCACAGGTGCTGTGGACGCGTCTGCTGTACAACCGGTTACTAACCAGTTTGTGCAGCGGCGACTCTACGACGGGCTATTAAAGCTCGCCATCGATAGAGATCTCCCTAGAATATCAGACTACGAGGAGGGAATCTGGAAGCAAGGCTTCAGAATCTCGACGAGCCTCGCCCTAGACATAGGCGAGGAGGACCTGGATGGTCTCTCTGATATTCAACAGTACAAGACTCGCGTCATAGATGCGAATCTGTACCAGCGGTGGTTCCTGGATATATAATCCAGGAACCACCCCGCACGGGGGCTCCGTCACTTCGGTTTCTCACTAGAGATCGAAGGACGCGACCGTGCGGCCGTG